ACATCAGGGGTAACCTGGATGCTAATTAAACTCGGCATATCCCTGAATCTTCTTGCCTAGCACCCTTCGAGCAGGGATTGTATTGTTAATGCGTGAAGCCATAGGGAGCCTAAAATCATCATTGCGTTTGATGAAGGTTGCGGCATCAACTCCATATTTGTCAAGACCGACAAGGCAGTAGAGTAGCGTGTGGCAGAAGTGGTCGGGACCATTTCGCTTCCAGATAAGCTCTGCACCGTAATTGGTAGCAACATCTTTACCAGGTTTGTCCAGTGCTACCTTAATCTCTCTGTATACGTTATCAAAATGAGAAGCCCATTCTTGCCACTCTTCAGGTGTTCCATTGAGTCTGATACGGCCTACGTCTCGCAGTTGTTCGACCATCCATTGAAAGAAGTTATTACGGTCAACACGCACCGTTCCCTGTTCATCTCCCTCGCCCCATTCCACCATATCCTTGCTCTTGCGGTCTTTACGATAGAACACAAGATACACGCGACCAGGATACTTTGCCTGAAGCTTTCTAATACCGATAAGGTCGCCGCCCTGGTCTGCGATGATGATTGAAGTAGGCCAACGCAATAGCAGCTTCTCAAGCTCTTGGTAGGGGTCATAGTCGCGTGAGGGTGGCTTGCATTGGCCGTAGTAGAACGCCCCCTGCTTGTTCATACAGGTGTAGTGGATGGGAAGCCCGGTGTCCACGCCAATGATAACCCTATCCTCTTGCTTATTTAACTCTGGGCTGATGTTCTTGAGGACCGTCTGACTCGTAATCTTATTCTCCGAACCAACGTAAGGAAGCCCAAGAACGTAGTTGTAGAAGAATTGCTCGTTCTTCTTGGGGTCGTTCTTTGCTTCGATAATCTTTGCCGCACTAATCCATGGACACATCATTTGAGAGACGTGGTAACCACTGAAGATTCCTTGTGACGTGGGACGCCATTGTCCATGTCTGCGCGTCTCATCCTCAATCGGTTTGAAACAATATTTACACTCATAACAACCCTTCTCAAGGTTGATTGATTTGGGCCATGAAAGTATCTGTTGCTTAGAACAATCAGGGCATATGATGACCCACTCTTTCTTGTCTGATTGTTCCCAGTACACGTCCACTCCATGACCAGCTATCGAGGGGTGAGAGAAGTACCAGCGCATCCCATCCGCCTTGGC